TAGAGCAGGACAAAGCAAGGAAGAAGCGGGATGATGAATCATGGCAACGCAAGGAAGAGGAGCGGCTCCTAAGAGAAAGGCAGGCGTATCTGCTGGCGACTATCCTATTCCTCCTATATATGTGGTTGCTCCTCGGCCTCTTGTACAGGATTGGGAGATAGTTGTGGGGTGGATTGCAGCTTGTGTTCTTGTAGTATTGTTGTTGCCGTTGATTGGGATGCTGTACATGGATGTGCTGCAAATGAAGTATGAAGCCAAACAGCAGATTGAGAAGATGGAAAAATTGCGTAGACAAGTTGAGCAGAAAGAACGTGAGGATAAAAAATGACAATTTATATTCCTTTGCTGTATATCTGTATAGGTTTGGAGTGCGGGTTTTTTCAGTCAGAGATTTACACGTTAAACGAACAAAAGTGCGAGCAAGAAATTGCACAACAGAAAATTGAACTTATCAAGCAAGGCAGAACGGTTCAAGCAATTTGTATAGACATGAAAATTAACTTGGAGAAAAAAACAGATGTTACCTATCGTAGCTTCCCTCCTCGGTAGCCTAGCCCAAAACGGGCTGACACTGCTGTCGTCTGCTATCCAAGCCAAAGGCAAAGAGGTGGTTGAGAAAACGCTTGGCGTAAAGATACCTGACGACCCCACACCTGAAGATGTCAGTAATCTGCGCCAGCTTCAGTTTGAGCATGAAGAGCGCTTGCTTGAGCTTGGTATTGAGAAGGCCAAGATGGAATTGGCTGAACTGGAACTGTTTGCCAAAGCCGCACAGAACGAGGACGACAACGTCACAGACCGTTGGAAATCGGACATGAACAGCGACTCTTGGCTGTCCAAGAACATCCGCCCCATGAGCCTGATTGCTATCTTTTCAGGTTACTTCCTGTTTGCCATGATGAGCGCCTTTGGTTATAACGCTAACGAGTCTTATGTTTCCTTGCTCGGGCAGTGGGGGATGCTAATAATGGGGGCATACTTCGGCGGCAGAACCATTGAGAAATTAGCCGAAATGAAAGGCAGAAAATGAGCTTAAGCACCGAACAAGCCGCATTCCTGCTGGACATGTGCAAGCTAATCCAATATGCTACAGACCAAGGGTTTGTGGTGACTGGCGGGGAACTCGCCCGTACTCCCGAACAGCAAGCCATTTATTTTAAGACGGGTCGATCCAAGACAATGAATTCCATCCATCTAAAGCGATGCGCCATAGATTTGAATTTTTTCAAGGATGGAAAGATCATTTGGGACAAAACAATCCTCGCGCCTTTAGGTGCGTATTGGGAGACCCTGCATCCAAAGAACCGTTGGGGCGGCAACTTCAAGTCCCTTGTTGATTGCCCTCATTTTGAGCGCAACGTAGGCTAATCATGCCCTTACAGAAAATTCAACTTCGCCCTGGTGTAAACAGAGAAAGCACCTCTTACGCTAATGAGGGCGGGTATTACGCATCTAACAAGATTCGGTTCCGCTCGGGTATGCCGGAGAAGGTTGGCGGCTGGGTATCCGACACGGGGACAACCATACCCCCTCTAAAGCCAACCACAGGAACCGTTTGGGGTGTCTGTCGTACGTTGTGGAACTGGCTTAACCTAACAGGTTACAACTTGTTGGCGCTGGGAACAAACCTTAAATACTATATTCAGAGCGGTGTAAACGGTAATTACTACGATGCAACCCCGCTGCGCAATACAACTACCGCAGGTGAGGCTACCTTTGCCGCCTCTAACGGGTCAACAACAATTACTGTTACTGATGCCGGACACGGCGCACAGACTGGCGACTTTGTAACTTACAGCGGTGCTGTTGCCTTAAGTACCCAGACTTATACAGTCGATATAGCCACAGACACAATTACTTTTACCACAGCGCTTGCAAACGGAACAACACTCCAATTATTTACAACCACATCCGCGCCAGTAGGGTTGTCAACGGGCGTTACCTATTTTGTTGTTAATAGTAATACACCAGCAGCTTCGTGCAAACTTTCTTTAACATCTGGCGGCGCGGCAATTGACATAACAACTGTGGGGGTAGGAACTCAAACTTTTGCGCTAACAACAGGAATTACAGCCACCATACTTAACGCCGAGTTTCAGATTACCTATCTAAGCTCTAACCAGTACACCATCACATCTTTAGTAGCAGCTAATGCAAGCGACTCGGGCAATGGTGGAGGCTCAGTTATTGCCGCTTATCAAATCACAACAGGTAATGCTGTTTATACCCAGAACGTAGGCTGGGGTGCTGGTGGTTGGGGCGGTCTTATTGTGGGTACAGCCACCACTGCGGTTTCCGGCGGTACGTTGTCTAATTCAAATACTACGGTCACAGTAACCTCGACAACGGGGTTTGCAGCATCAGGCAACATTCTGATTGACCAAGAAACTATATTTTATGGCGCTATTGGCTCTGCCACAACCTTTACTGGGTGTGTTCGTGGGCTACAAGGAAATGGTGTTGGCGGCGCTGTTGGCTCTGGCGCGGCTGCTACACATACAAACGGCACAGCAGTTGTTCAGTCCACCACATTTACTGGTTGGGGCGCTCCTGCTCCCGCTGGTCAGGGTATTGGACAACAGCTTCGCACATGGAGCCAGTCAACCTTTGGCGAGGACTTGATCTTTAATGCTCGTGGTGGTGCGTTGTACTACTGGGCAAACTCCGCGTCGGCAAACACATTTAATCGTGCGCAGCTTCTTGGCCCTAGCGCGTCAATCGTTACAAAATCAGGAACTATAACTACAGATTCCTCATGTCCGACAGTTGCCAACTTTGTTATGGTGTCAGACGCCTCAAGGTTTGTTCTTGCGTTTGGTGTTAATGACTACGGCAGTGTGATTCAAGACCCGTTGCTCATTCGTTGGTCTGACCAAGAGAGTTTTGCCACATGGTTTCCCGCTGTTACAAATCAAGCAGGTAGCTACCGACTAAGTCATGGCTCCCAGATCATTACCGCCATACAGACCCGCCAAGAGATTTTGGTGCTGACTGACGCAACCATCTACTCAATGCAGTACCTTGGCCCACCTTATGTCTGGAGCTTCCAGATTCTTGGCGACAACATATCTATTGCTGGGCCAAATGCAATAGCAACCGCTAATAACATCTCGTACTGGATGGGTACGGACAAGTTCTATATGTACTCAGGTCGCGTTCAAACGCTGCCATGTACTTTGCGCCAGTACGTCTACAACGACATAAACTTAACCCAATCCTTTCAGTTTATGGCGGGAACTAACGAGGGTTACAACGAAGTGTGGTGGCAGTATTGCTCTGCCGACTCCGACGTAATTGACCGCTATGTTATATACAACCACTTGGATAACATCTGGTACTACGGCGACTGGGTTAACTACACTGGCACGGCATTCCAAGGAAGAACCGCTTGGCTTGACAGTGCATTACGCGAATACCCTATGGCAACTACATATGGCGTGGCGGGTGGCAATGCAAACGCATTACTCGTGTACCATGAGAACGGGGTAGACGACGGCACAGTCAATCCAGCAAACCCTATTGTGGCGCAGTTAACCTCATCTGATTTTGACATTGGGGACGGGCATAACTTTGGCTTTGTGTGGCGCTTGATTCCTGACTTAACTTTTGATGGGTCGGATGTAAATGCGCCGACCGCCATGTTTACGGTACTCCCCCGCGCCAACCCCGGTGCGCCATATGGCAGTTCTAACAACCCAGATGTTGTCAGTGCGCAGAACTACCAGAACCAAAGAACCTATGAAATACAGCAGTTTACCCAGCAGGTATATGTGCGGATTCGTGGTCGTCAGATGGCGTTCAAGGTAAGCTCAGATGAGATAGGTGTTCAGTGGCAGTTGGGTGTCCCTCGCATAGATATTCGTCCTGACGGTCGGAGATAAGCATGGGATTAAAAACCGCAACCCAGCCACGCTTACCGGCAGCCCCCGAGCAGTATGACCGGCAATACATGGAGCAGCTTATTAGCATTCTGCGCTTGTATTTTTCACAGCTTGACAACGCTTCTCCAGCCGTATTTTCTTCTCAGGGTGTAGGCACTGCCAATGTTGTTACGGCTTTAACCTGCGCTCAACCTGACTTCAACACTCCGGGCCTGTTTGTGGTTAGCCTGCCAACACAAGCCGATCTTGCCAATCTTCGCGCAGGTGACATCTACTACGACACCACTGCCGCCAATGTTCTGAAGATCAAAGTATGACCAGCACACCTAGCATTCCCACTGAATACGTCCAATTTGATGAAGTCGATGACATCTGGATTCGGTCTTATACCATCGAGAAGGCAGGCTGCGGTTTATCCCAACACGTCCATGAACACGACCATGCTACCCTCATTTCTCGGGGTACTATCGAGGCTTGGCAAGACGGGCAAAATATTGGACAATTCACTGCCCCTGCGGTGCTTACGATTCCGGCTGGCAAAAAACACCTTTTCAAAGCATTGACAGACGATGTGGTGCTTTGTTGTTTACATAATCTGCGTGGGACTGGCTTTGAGTCACCCCAATTTAAGGAGTAATTTATGCCAGCGATTGCCCTAACCGCCGCCGAGATTGCCGCAGCCGAAGCCGCTGCCATTGCTGCTGCCGAAGCCGCAGCAGTTCATGCCGCACAAGTAGCCGCCGCACAAGCTGCGCAAGCCGCCGCTGCACAAGCCGCTACACAAGCCGCCGCTACTACCGCTGCAAACACTGCCGCCGCAAACACTGCCACAGCCACAGCTACTAACGCCGCCACAAACCAATCAGTACTCCAAGCCATAGGCGCAAGCCCAGCCGCTCCCGCATCAGCCGCACAATTGGGTGGGTACGGCGCTGGTGCTGCAGGCGGTATTCCCACTTTGGGTGCTGGTGCCGGAACAGGCGCTAATTTAGGATATGAAGCCTTAGCAAAAGAAGTCAGCGGGATCGAACAACTAGTAAATGCCGCAAACTACCCCTTGCCTTCTGCTGTGCCAACTGTTCCTAGTGTTCCAAATATTGTGCCTTCCGGCGCGGAGTACATTCCCCCATCTAACTTTGGAGCCCCTCCCGCTTCTCCAACCGGGGATGTGACGTTTGGAATGGGCGAGAATCAAATAGCGACTGTCAAACCTTTCGATTTCGGGTGGGCGGATAAAACAAACTATATGACCCCAGACGCCGCGTATTCCGCCGTTTCTAGTTCGGTTCCTGTACCTTCTCCTCCTCCTCCAGCCCCTGTTGTCATTTCCGGCCCCCCACCTGTAACTTCAGCGTTACCTGATCCAGCGTTACCGCAGTTTAATCCTCAGCAATACCTCATCGACACAATGCCCGGCTCGTTTGTTGCGCCGCCTTCTGCGCCGCCTGTTGCCCCGCTTTATGGTTCTGCACAACCTCCAGCACCACCTAGCATGGGGCCTAACATATTTCCGGATATTGTTCCGCAAGCCCCTGCGCCTGCGCCTGTTGTAGAAGCTCCCTCCCTTGGAGGTCCGGGAACAGGGTATCAAGGACAAGCTGTGCAGATTGGGTCAGGAAGTAACGCTACGCCCTACACGTCAGCAGAACTACAAACAATGTACGGTCAGAGCCCAAGCGGAATTGAAAGTCTGTTTAATCAAGGTTTGGACTATGTAAAAAACAACAAGTTGTCTACTGCATTGGGCGCAAACGCGCTTGTCAATTACTTAGATAAACCCGATCCTTACGAAAAGCCGAAGTACAAGTCAACTTTTAAGCCAGGTTTGTACTCAGGTTATCAACCAGTACAACCAACCCCTTACCGTCCACAATATGCGGCTGGAGGCGTTGCTGATTTAGGCGGCTACTCTGATGGCGGGCGTATGCTCAAAGGCCCCGGAGATGGTATGTCTGACGACATTCCTGCGACAATTGCCAACAAGCAACCGGCACGTTTAGCTAACGAAGAGTTTGTAATTCCTGCTGATGTGGTTTCCCACCTCGGTAATGGCTCGTCTGAAGCTGGAGCCAAGCAGTTGTACAAAATGATGGAGCGTGTACGCAAGGCGCGTACTGGCAACAAGAAACAAGGCAAACAGATCAACCCTGAGAAATACTTAGCTTAAACATGTCACTGCACTATATTCCTCCTAATCAGCTACCTACAGTGTGGGATATAGCCGCGCCTCTCTTGCAAAAGAGTATTGATACAGAGCCTGACTTTATAACCATTGAGCAGGTGGAGTACGCCATACGCACAGGAAAAATGTTTTTACTTGTTTGGGACGAGCCGGATGAAGGTATTACAGGCGCGGCGGCGGTTGAGTTTATTGACTACCC